CTCCCGATTGGAAATCTCCTCCCGATTGGAAATCTCCTCCCGATTGGAAATCTCCTATTCCATCTCCTCCTTCACTCTTTTTTCCTAATATGGTTATTCTTTTTTGCTTGATCTTTGGCTCTTCTTTTCGTTTTTTTGATTGCGTATTTATAAAACCAAAAGGATTTCTTGTAATAGTCACGGTCTCTCCCGAAATTGCTACATAATCAAACTGTGTTAATCCCTTCTTCTCTAATTGTAATATAACATCGTCTCTCGTTGGTCTCCGACCTCCGCCACTTATAACTTTAATAGGAAACACCCATGTTTTTATATACCCGCGTAAAATATTAAACAAAACTCCTATTTCATTTGGATAATTAATAATCGGCGTTCCCGATAATAAAACAATACGGGCATTTGTAGCACTCATTAAATATTCATATAATCGATAAGAAATCGTTGTTTTCTTTTTATCACGAATCTTATTCACAATCATACTCACAAAATTATGGACTTCATCAATTACCACCACACTATTATCAAATGGATTTACTTTCCCCTTTTTGAATGTGCCTTCGGACATTTTTAATTTACTATCTATATTTGTATCAAGTAAACCATTATAATTTACATCAATATATTTGGACCGAATCATTTCATCCACTTGATCATTCAGATTTTTTTTATCATCGTCACTCAAAGTATCAAAATTCGATTCTTTTGAAATATTTACCATCCACGCACCCTTACGTTTTTTAATACTGGACTCTGGAATAGATAAAATATTCGATAAAAGTGATACATAATCCGGGTTTCCTTCTATCGATATAAATTCCCAAAATTGATCAAGTCTATAAATGGGATCACCACATTCCTTCATTTGATTAAAAAAATTAGCCTTTAATGACGCCAACGTCATTACATAAATTTTCTTTTGTGATTTCATCCCTTCTGCTATCGCAATTGAACTACACGTTTTTCCCGAACCTAGACCATGAAATAGTAATAATCCACGATATGGTGTATATAAATTTAAATAATCACTTACTATCTTTTGATGAACCATTGGTGAAAATCCCTTGATTTTAGGTCTATCACCTGGATTCTCTATTTCGTCTTTATAATCATCAAACATGGGCACTAATTCACTTATGAATTTCTTTCGATTATTCATATAAAATTTGGATGTCTTCATACGATGTTCGTATTTAATAGGTAATCGTTTTTTTAATGAAACACCATTTATAACTTCATCTGTATCTACATCCGTGTATACTGTCTCAACCGCTATCTTTCTGGCTTTAACTATTCCCTTATTCTTCTTCTTTGGTTTTGTATCATCTTCCTCCTCTTCATCGTCATCTTCAACTTCTTCCTCCTCTTCAACTTCTTCCTCTTTTTCAACTTCTTCAACTTCTTCCTGAAAATTTACTCCGATTGCTTCTTTTTTTTCGTCATCTGACTCTTTATCGATAATGACTGTTTCAGATAGTTGTGAGATTTGGGATTTCTTCTTTTCTACAGCAGGTAAAACATGGAACTGCTTTAATCGATTTAGTAAAAGTTCACGATTTACTTTTGAATCTCCTCGCGAATCTGTAATTTTACATGTTGAACGTTTTGTCTCTTTTTTTACTGTATCCGATTCTTCGTGATAATCTGCCGTTATATTCCCTTCTTCATCTCGTTCTATTAGCGATTCATCTATTTCAGGCGAATCCATCCCTCTTTCTATAAAAAACACACTAAGTCCATCTTTTTGTTTGATATTTGGTGTAGGTTTTTCCCTTAAATTGGCTAAATAAATATCCATTCTTATAACAATTGTATTATAATATATCGTCATAATTTTATTTAACGTTATTGAACCATCAAATGGGGTGTTTATCATAAAAAACTCAGTTTTTTATAATATTCAAAATGATTATCGCCTTATTTAGAACGCCTGTAGAGCACGTAGAGCTTCCTCACACGCAATTTGTTCCGCCTTCTTCTTTATTTTATGAAGACCCTTACCTAAATTAACAAGAACCTTACCATTCATACACATATATTGATGTATCTCTTGAAATGATGTAAATTCTGTAATTAATTTGGATTCATTCACAGTTACCGAATGAACCGGTTGACCCAAACACAAATATACTCCCATATGATATCCCGTTTCTGAACTGTGATCACATTCTTCCAAATAATCAGGGGTCACCTTAAATTCCTTTTGAATTCTCACCTGAAGAATATTTTTATAATTATCATCGTTTTTAATAAGACTAATCCAATCTACATGTTTTTCAAATACCTTTTCAATAAATATTTGCGCCATCTGGAATCCAGGTCCAGTAATAAATACATCGGAAAACCAGTTCTCCTCGTCATTCACCTTTATCTTATTAAAATCCAGAAATAAAGCACCCAGAAATGATTCAAACAAACAACCCAATTTTTTCAAATTCGTTCGAATCTGCTTTTGCTCTGCGTGTTTCGACAAAATAACCCATTCGTGTAATCCCATCTCATACGCAAGTCGACCAATTGCTTCATTCTTTACTAGTGCGATTTTCTTTTCAGTCATGAAACCCTCATTCTCTTTAGGAAATCGCCGATACAAAATATATTTAGTAATACATTCCAACACTCCATCTCCTACAAATTCTAGACGTTCGTTTGATTTCGAATTAAGAGGCAAACAATCCTCTGGTTTAGGAACAATTCTAATATTATTATTCTTGTTCTCAATATCTGGGCGTTTCAAATGAGAACGATGAATAAACGCACGTTTATACAATTCAATGTTATGAACAGGAGCATCTATTCCATATCTCTTTAAAATCGTCTCAATCGAATTTCTCGAAATCGCCTTATTTAGGGGATTATATGGATCAAATACATATATCTCTTCCCCCATTTCATTATGTTCAATCCGAATATCATCGTCCCCAGCAAGCGTTTGTTTTGTATCATTTTCAATTATTGAATTCATTTTATTGGGTAAGAATAAAATGAAGAATGTAATATATTTTGCGAATTAATGTCTAAACCCTTTTACAATAAATTTTATGACTAATTTTTTTTGTCTATAACTATTATATAAAAGATAATGGTTTTGTCTACTACTAAACGTACAGCATCCATGGATAGCATTGTTAACCGAAACCAAGGTGGTGGTTCTAAGAAGGCCGGTCTTCCTAGACTTGTTGGTGGCGATTATCATTTCCCCATCGCACTCCGTGTCGCCGGAACTCGTAATACACAAGCCAATTACGGAGCTCCTCTTGTAATGGGTCTTAAGCATACCCGTAATCCTAATGTTATGCAATCTCGCCCCATCGGTAGTTCTTATAGACCTAATACTTACTTCAAGTTTGTATAAGTTATTTAATAAAACTATATAATATTTAATAATGTATTGTAATACATTATGAAAATTATTATTGACGACAGAGAAACCCAACTTTTCCATGCTGTCCAAGAAATTATTGAGAAGACCGAAATGACCATTGAAATTGTGAAAAAACCTATCTGTCTTGGTGATATTCATTTTGTGGTGGATGATAAAGAAATCCTTATTATTGAACGAAAATCGCTACGGGATTTAGTATCAAGTATCAAGGACGGTCGGTATGAAGAACAATCTTATCGACTAATTCATTCGTCTGGTCTTTTTAGACATCATATTGTCTATGTTATTGAAGGGTTATTCTCACAACTTGGACATCCAAATGTTAGGGAAAAGAAAATGATTTATTCTGCTATGACCATGCTGCAACTATACAAAGGGTTTAATGTAATCCGTACTCACTCTGTTATCGATACTGCTGAATGGATTTTATATACCGCAGATAAATTGAGTCGTGAAATGGTAAAAGGCTCTCTACCTTGGACACCCGAATCAAAGGAAAATACGGAAGAACCTGTTCGTTACTGTAATGTTGTGAAAAAAACAAAAAAAGATAATATTACACCCGAAAATATAGGTGAAATAATATTAAGTCAAATACCGAGTATTAGTAGTGTTTCCGCAATCGCCATTATGAAAAAATTCGGAACAATTTCCAATTTAATTGACCGAATACGTGAAGATTCGTCTTGTTTAGACGACATTATTTGCGAAACCAAAGGGAAAACGAGAAAAATTGGTAAAAATGTGGTCGAAAATATATTAAAATTCTTGGTGTAGTTACATAAACCGTAGTTTGAATAATTTTCGTTTATCTTGTTTTAATTGTTCTTGTTTTAATTGTTCTTGTTGTTCAATTAATGAACGACGGGGTATTACTTTCGCAAATACCATATCAAGCAACTCTATTAATTTATTATGCTCTTGTATTTCGATGTTAGTTATATTAATATATGGATAATTTTCATTATCAAACGTTGCCCATCCAAAATCAACAAGATGGATAATATCGTCGTTTATTAAAAGATTTCCGGTATGTATATCATTATTATAAATATTATTTTTTTGTAATGTTGTTAATATGTCTCCCATTTGTTCTTTCCAATTTTTAGGAATATTATCAACATCCCGTTTTATTTGACTACCACAATACGTCATATATATCGTATATGTATGATCGTCTGCGAATAATATTTGTGGAAAGTGATATTCCTTTTGTAACTTTAACAACGCATGTTTTTCTCTATTATACTGACCTATTTTTCCACCAAATTTGTCTGCTACGGGAGCACCTTTAATATCTATATATTGTTTTTTTACTACACAACTATCACAAATATCTATATCAGTTTTATCTTTTACGAATTCGATCTGTTTTTGTGATAAGTTGTAAAAATATATTTTCGATTGTGCGGATTCTATTACATTATCATTTTTATTACCAATTAAAGTTGTTATTTGTTCATATGTTAATATTTTTGGCTTCATATATAGTTAAAAACATATTTTTATATACAAAAATAATATTTAGTTAAAAAAATGCATTTTTATGAACCCTTTACGTGTTGAATTATTTATTGGGTTGTTTGTTGGGTTGTTTGTTGGGTTGTTTGTTGGGTTGTTTGTTGGGTTGTTTGTTGAAATATGAAATCCTACACTTGGATCAATTGGTTTTTTATATGTATATTTATTATTATTTAAAAAATCATCTAATATACTTTTTACATGTGGTATATTATTAAAATCTATTTCTGGTTTATTACTCACATTACACAATTCTTGGACACGGGGAATATGTTTTGATTTTTCAGGGTTGAGTTTTTGAATAATAATATTATACATAACTGAATATAATTCATCCTGTATATTTGGTATGTAAATTTGTACATTGTTTTTTAATGTATGACTTATTCTTTGGTCTAACATATCTTTTTCCCAATTTGAATCAATATAATCATCACCTACAAATCGAATATCAAATGGAACTTCAACATTATCTATATTAATATTTGATTGTATATGATGACCATTATCATTTTCTCGCATATGTTTCAGACTAATACTACGAGCACCGGTTAATGCTTTAAAATAATAATAATCATTCACTAAAATATCTACATCTTTATTGTTTTTGAAAAATTTTGATTCATATGCTATTTCGTGAAAACTACGTTGAATCACATATTTTAATAGAGGTTTGCTATTTAAAACATCAAACAGTTCTTTAAAATTTTTAAAGGTAGGTCGTTTTACAAAGTGGTCTAATTTTAATGGTTTTAAAACTAACAATGCCTCTTCTGTATTATATGATGTATGAATAGTTGAATAACTATGAATAGAACCACCTATTTTTAAACGCATATCTTCTTTTATTAATTTCATATTTTTATTTAATACCTGCTTACACGCGGTAGCATTTTCATATAAATAACAAGGTTTTTTATCTTTTAAAATTGTTAAATATAAACACCCATTTTTAACACGACTTCCGTCACAGAAATATACCGAATTAGCTAATTTTTTTTCAGCGTCTTTCGTTAGTTCAATTTTTTTTTCAAATAATATCTCAAAATTTGAGGGTAATTTTTCACAATATTTTTTGGTCTGTTCATAATATTTATTTCCGTCCCAAGCTATAATTGTATGAATCTCTTCTGGTCTATTACCATTTACAAGTTCAAGTTCTTCCATTATATATTAACAATTTTAATATATAAATTACAAAAAAATCTATTCTTCTTCCATAGGTGAAGGCTGATAATCCGTTTTTATTTTTGGAGTTTTTATAGTATTATCTTCTATAGCCATCGGATATTCACCCATCGATAGAGCCGTATTTACGGTAGGAGGTTGAACTTCATCCTCTTTATACTTACCAGAGTCTATCTGTTTGTTTGTAAATACAGCACCTCCCCAATTTTGGTCCATTGGATTATCACTTAACCCATTTTCACCACTATTTTTTGTCGAATCATGTATTTGATCGACTACTGTATATCGACCCACATATTGACTCGTAGGATCAAATGCGAAAAATCCTTGATTGTATGGAGGACGGTCTCTAATCGCATCAGTATATTCTGTCGTATTACCTTGACCTTGACCTTGACCTTGAGTTACACCGTAATTAGCTAAAGGTAATTGTTGATTTGGTTGAACACGGTTAAACGCCTGGGGTCCCATGGGAGGAGCAAATTGGGGCACAACGTTTGTCTGGTCTTTGAAATAATCACTCAAACTTCCAAGTAATAAGGGGTCAACATTATCTGTCGTACCTTGTGTCTTTCTTAATCTATATACGTCCTCACCTTGTGCATTTGTTTCTTGTTGTAAAAACAAAATAGGACATTTTTGATTATATACCTCTTTTTGTAATTTAGCATACTGTTTATATTGTTCTAAATTATCAAAGAATACAGGATTTTTTCCTTTTGTTTCAGGCATATTTTTATTAAACAACATTATTTTATTACCTCGTTTTATCAACAATGTGGGGCATTGTTCATTATCATCTTCTTCTAAATCAGATTCTTCTTCTTGAGGCGTAGGACTTTTATTTAAATTAATATCATCGAAAGATGGTGATAATAAATCATTACTCTCATCGAAAAATGGTGATAATAAATCATTACTCTCATCGTCGAGTCCTGAAAAATCTATTTCTATAGGCTCTAATTTAGGAGAAGGTGATATACCACTTGTGAGTTTAGCATTCCCCATCCAAAAAATAAATACTATTCCACTTAAAAATATGATTATAAAAATGGCTAGCCATCCATATCGTGAAAACCAATTTTTCATTTCTATATACTTTTAATGATAGAAAAAAATTAAAATGTAATTATCTTTATACATGTTATATAAAATGGGAAAGGCGCAAAATACTCGTAAATATAACAAAATTAGTATTAAAAAAGGTGGTAAAACTGCGAAAAATACTAACAAAAAACGAAAGATCCATAAAAAAACCGTAATTATTGGTAAAATATTTGCCGACTGGTGCGGTCATTGTGTACGTCTAAAATCAGAATGGGCAAAAATGAAGACAAAAATAAAACACAATATGGGACGCTCGTTAAAACATATGACTGTCGAATTTGTTGAATTAGGAGATACACAAGAAAATCAAATGCGTAATATTACAGTCGATCAATTGGTAAGCGATTTTAATAAAAAACATTTTCCTATGGGTGAAAATGAGCTTTCTTCAGAAGGATATCCTACCATATTCCGTATATGTAATAAAAAAATTGACTATTATACCGGCGAACGAACTGCGAATAACCTATATAAATGGGCTACACAGAAATGTTAAGCATCCAATTTCACTATATTCGCCATAGCTTTCGTTTGTAAATACCGCTCCTTCGCCATTGTTCGTCGTCTCAAATTACAACTTAAACACGCAATCACTACATTACCTCGATTATGTCCAAGAGAGTTGTCTAATCTTTCCAAAGTCCATTGTTTTGGCTCTCTTACATATTCATACATAATTTCTGCCTTCTCCTTACAATAGTAACAATTCATTTCAGATGTTTTAAATAGATTTATAACATCTTGGACATTCACAAATAACTCTTTATCTACTCTATTTTTTCTTCGGTCTTGGACAATATATCCAGCAATCTTCTTTTTCACTTGTTGAATAATTACCTTACACGTATTATTATCATCGGGATGGTTTAAAATCTCATCGACATCGGCTTCTTCCAATTCCTTGATCGCGGTTTCCCAATTTACACTCGCAGTAATGACACGTTTTTTCTTGGGCTTTTCAGTTTTCACAATTTTCACCTTTTTTGGTCGTTCTTCTATTATAATAATCTTTTTTGTTGAATCATCCATTGTATATTTATGTAATATTCATAGGTTTAAATGATTTTTTCCTCCGATTATTTGATAATCGAAATACTGAATCATTGTATTTTGGTATGAATATATTTCCAAATTTTAATCGTTCTTTATGAATTTTATTCTCATTTTGAACATTATTATCATTTGTGTCCAAGAATTCTATCTCTATATTTCTATATTTAGCAGCCAGCAGTGAAAATCCCGAACGTGAACCCGCCACTATTTTTTCAGAATTCGTCATGATATAAAATTCAGTTACCGTATCCAAGATTTGTTTTAGATTCGTGTTTTTTAAACCTGTGTGTGCTACTTCACTATTTACCAATATAATCGAATCATATTTATCTTTAATATAACGCTTATAATCATTATTATCACAACAAAATAATATCTTTTTTTCGCCATTTTTTTCTATAAAACGTATTAATTCTGACTCATCATATGATCGTATATCATCCTTACAATTCACAAACCCCTTATCCGTCTCTAAATATTTATCTCCTAGTCTTACATGTAACGTAATATATTCTTTAATATCTGGAAAAATAACTGATTTGTTTAATATCACACTTTTTGAAAATTTAAAAACATCTTGGACAGGCATCTTTATTAAATCTTCATTATAATTATCATATAACATAAATGGATTTAATACCGTATATGGGTATTTCAATCTCGCAAATTCGTCTCTATGTATATACAACTTATCATACCTCATTTGAATATATTTTTCCAAATCTATATCATTAATTAAATAATACAGGCGGGTATTATCGATTATCGACTTCTCTAACAAATACATAAAAAACTTTATACAATCCCCGATTCCACCAAATCCTAATTGAAAATCATATATAATTATTGTCTGATAATCATCAAAATGTTCGATATACCCATCCATTATACATTTATACTGACTAAATATATAACACCCAAAAAATAACATATTAATTAATAAAAGAGATTAAACATATCTCTTTAATAAATAATATAAAAGAGAACGTCGCAATATTATGTTATCAAATGAAGAAGAAAAGCCATCAATCATAGCCGAGAAACCTGTGAAACCCGAAAAAGAATTATATTTTGTAAACCGATACAATACTACTCAAAATATTGAATCAGACAATATTAATAGCCTCGATCAACTACTGGAAAAGGAAAAACAAAAATCGAAAAATGAACCTTGGAACAAAATCGATAAAACAACCAAAATTCAGTTGTT